TGAATCCTGACTTCGGTTTAAGTTTTCAAACTGAATTCCGGAGAGTATATAGGTGATTTAGATTTGATCTTTTTTAAGATAGGAGCTAGATATAATATATTGAGATATTTGTTTTCAAGAAAAGCTTACAAGATGACTAGTAAACGTTATAATGTAGAATGGTTACCTGGTGGTCACAACCACCATGAAGATTGTAACTGTGATTTGATGGTTTCATTTCCTAATTTTCCTATAGAGAAGATATTAGAGCCTAGGTTTGCGGGTGGAGTACGTCGTACTATCTTTGACATTTATGCGTCATTGAAAGCGAAATTGGTTTGTACATATTCATTGAGAGATAGACAGATCGTTCCGCGAGATTTAAAGATGGAACAGTTCGATGAAGTGTACACTGATGTTATGAGAGATTTTCTTACTCCACCATCTCAGATACCTGTGGTGGCACCGATTAGTGTTTCGAATTCTATAGTTCAACAGAATATATATCCGTCTGTGAAATGGCAGCATATATTTACTAATGTAGAAAATACTTATTGGACAAAGATGCGTTTGTCTCACGTACCTTTGGATGAGCCTCGTATGGTTAATGGTAAGATGTTTATTCCTTCTTTAGCATCTATGGTGCGGAAGCGAATGTCTTGGGTGGATACTGTCTATGGTACTACTCAAGGTAAACCTCGGGTCGTTCATGCCACAAACAATATGACCATGTCAAAAATGCTTAAACTTTATGGAGATTTTAATGTTGATACTGGAACTATAACATCTAGAGAGCGGAAGTTGTGGCAGTATGTTCCTAAAGCGTTGTCTTCTCTAGAGTATGTTATGAATCTTCAGCAGTACTATGGAACATTGAAATTTGAATATAATCCTCACAACTTAATTAGGCGCATAAAATTGTTTACATCTGGAGGAATTATGCCAGGTGGTCAAGTTCATGGGGTTTTAGATGGGGAAAAAGTTACTGTTAAGACGTCTGGTGCTAAAGTTTTCTTGGCAGAGTCAGCTATTCGAAAAGTCCATGATCTCATGATTGCTATAAGAAAAGGCGACAAGTCTGTTTATGATCAAGCTATAATGGCAATTATTAAGTCAAAATTCGAGTTTAAAGAAGGTCAATGGAAGAGTGCTTTGGATTTGGAAAAGATGATGATGAAAATGAGAGAGTTCTTTATACCAGATTTGCCTCATTGTTACGTTAGTATAATGCTTAATGAGGATCGAATGAAGTTGGAGCGTAACAAAGTTATTAAGATTGGCATGAAATGGTGGTATGGAGGAGCTTATGAGACTTATAAGTTTCTTAACGGAGATTTGCCAGATATGTGTTATGTTACTGGGGACATAACTGGGCTTGATAAACATATACATTTCTTTTTATTGTTGTTATATTGTCACGGTTTGCATCCTTATTGGAATTGGACAGAGATGACAGAAGAAGAGATTGATTTTTTAGAAAAGTTGATGATAGTTTGGGCTACAAATGTTTCTGCCAAATTGGTATGTCATATAGGAGGCTTTTGGAGGTACATGGTGGGACAAATGTATTCTGGGGGTAAAGAGACGTCTCATGGAGATAGTTGGATAATGGCTTTTATATTTTATTGTTTTTGCCAATATTTGATCGAGAGATACCCAGGGAAAGCTGATATTATTCGAGATTTTATGTATTTGATGATCATTGTTATTATAGTTTATGGAGATGATCATATTTACGGATTTCCTAAGATATTGTATGACATAATGAATCATAAAGAATGGGCTTATTTTTTGAGAGAGTATTGTGGTATGGAGTTGCGAGATGGTTGTACCTTCTTTTCTCTTATATCTGTACCTGATGGATCCGGAAGACTGAAAGTAAAAGGGCCTAGTTTTTTAAAGCGATACTTTATTCGTAATACTATAGATTCACGATTGGCGCCTATATTACCTTACAAAGAAATTGATGGCACTATGGTTAAGTTGTTTACGACGGAAGCTGAAGGCACAGCGGAAGTCATATTGAGTGCTGTAGGCCATGCATGGGATACTCAAGGAACAAATATCGTTGCTTACGAGATGGTAAAGCATGCTTTTTCTGGTTTGCGAGCATTTGATCAACGCAGTTTAAAAGAAGTTTATGAGATATATAGTTCCCAGACCATAGTTGAAAAGAAAAAATTAAACAGACTTATAAGAAAGATTGGGATATCCGAGTCAGATGTCTTTGATCATTTTCCTACTCTTCAGGAATTGTTAGATCGACACGTTTATGACAAGCGTAAATGTGATTATACTATTAAACCTCACCAATTACGAGCTATGTGTTTAGATGATGAGTTTGAA